TTGTAACAAACCTGTCTGCATCTGCTAATGTTGTTGATGTTGCAGACGTATTACCATCAATTATATTTATTTCTGAAGCAGTAGCAGTTACCCCATCTAAAATATTAAGTTCTGAAGCAGTAGCAGTTACTCCATCTAAAATGTTTAGCTCTGATGCAGTTGAAGTGACTCCATCTAAAATATTTAATTCTGCAGTTGAGGATGTTACACCATCAAGAATATTTAATTCTGATGCAGTAGCAGTTACCCCATCTAATATGTTTAGCTCTGCTGCAGTGGATGTAACTGATGTTCCATCTATAGATAATGCATCTGTTTCTAAAGTACCATCTACATCTACGTTACCTGATATATCTAAAGATGCTGCAATTAGTTGGTCTACTTGTAAATCTTCATGACTAGAACCTAACTTTAACTCAAACTTAGGACCTGTTGTACTATAACTAAACGTAGCATCATCTCCACTACCACCCTCAATAGTTATACCTGCACCATTTACAACTGCACTTGTGCTATTACCACTATCTAATACAATATTGTGGTCATTTAAATTAACTGTAGCAGAGTTTACTGTAGTTGTTGTTCCTGATACAGTTAAATCGCCTGTAACTGTAAGATTATCATTAACTGTAGTTTCTGATGTAGTATGTCCTATTGATATGGCAGTTCCTGATATGCCTGTACCTATTGCCACAGACTCACTGCTATCTGCTGTATCTATAATTAAATAATTATCTGAGCCTTGTTTAATTGTAAAAGCAGTTGCAGAGTTATCTGATACTGCTACATTAATATCTGTTCCATCTGCACTTATAGAGTCAAGTGCAATATCTCCTACATTAGTAATAGCATTGTCATTAAAAGATGTAGCACCTAAAGACACAGTTCCTGTTGCAGTTAAGTTACTAGAACCTATATCTATATTTCCAAAGCCACTAGAAATAGCACCACTATTTAGTGTGCCAACTGTTGTAACACTTGATAATGTATCTAATGAAGACTCAAAATAAGTTTCAAAATCAGTCAATGCGACTTGCTTCATTGTTCCTGCGTCATTGACTACAACCCTATCTGCATCTGCAAGTGTAGTTGATGTTGCAGTTGTATCACCATCTATGATATTCAGTTCAGATGCAGTAGATGTAACTCCGTCAAGAATATTCAATTCTGAAGTTGTTGCAGTTACACCATCTAGTAAATTTAACTCTGTTGCAGTAGAGGTTACACCATCAAGAATATTAAGTTCTGCTGCAGTTGATGTTACGTTAGTACCACCTATATCTAAAGTAGTTACAGATAATTCACCTGCTACTGTTGCTATGCCATCTGCTAAAGTAATTAAATCTGTATCATCTGTATGACCTATCGTTGTGCCATTAATAATAACATTATCTACTGTAAGAGTAGTGAGTGTTCCTACAGAAGTAAGATTAGGCATTGCAGTTATTTCATCATCAAAGTAAGCAGCTAAATCTGTAACTGCAACTTGTTTCATAGTTCCTGCATCATTAAATACAACTCTGTCTGCATCTGCTACAGTTGTAGATGTGGCAGATGTATCTCCGTCTAGTATATTTAATTCTGCAGTTGTTAAAGTAGCACCATCTAATACTTCTAATTCTGCTTCTGATATGACTGCAGAACCTATTGTAACAGTTCCTGCAAAAGTTGTATTAGCACCACTAAATGTTACTGCAGTGGTACTGCCTGATTTTATTATTAAGTTTCCTGAAGTATTAGTAAGAGAAGCAAACTGTGTTCCACCATCTTTAAGTACAATGTCTCCACCATCTGCATCTAAAGTTATGTCACCTGCAGTGTCAACAAGAACTGCACCATCTGCTATTAAGTCTAATTGTCCATCGGTAGATGAATTGATGTATATTGCAGTATCTCTGAACTGTAATTTCTCTGTAGAAGCAATAAGTATATCATCACTAAACTCAAAGTAATCTTCATCTTCTTTCCATGTTAGTACACCATCTGCTGTTTCACCATCAAATGTAACTGCTATATCTGTACCTGCAGTGCCATCACCTATTGTGATTGTAGTTCCAAGTAATTTTGTTATTGGTCCACCTTCTGCAGATGTACCATCGTGTGTGTGTCCTGTGCTTGAAGCAAAGGCAGCTAATAACTGATTAAACTCATCATTGGTATGAGCAGCAGTTATTGTATCGCCATCACTATACGAGGACTGTCTTGTATACGTAGCTCCCATTTATCTCCTTGCTCCTGTTTGATATTCTAACTGAAATCCTTTTAAAGAATATGGTGCAGTAGAACCACCATCATTAACTCTTAACGCAACTGCAAATCCTGAACCTTCAACTGCTTGTCTAACTAATGGTTGTGAAGGACCACCATAAGTTCCAAAAGAACTTGACCCTGCTCCATATGTTGCACTTCCATATAAAGCAGCAACATCAGATGAGTCTAATGCATAAGCAGAAGGTCTTGAAGAATCCCTAGATTCATAATCGTACCTTAAAAATAAATCTGCATCTATAGATGATTCAGGTTTATAGTTTACGATAACACGTTGCATATGTTTTCGTATACCTGCATCACCAAAAGTCATATCAGGACTTCTGTATTTGCCTAATATTGTTGTTCCATCAAAATCATTTCCTGATTCTTGTCTATAAATATACCCACCACTATATGCACCATGTAGTACAATTACATCTCCTGCAGATACAAAACTATCGGTACAAGCAGGTTTTATTCCTCTTATTTTAGAAAACTCAAAAGTTTGCCCTTTCATAACACATATAACACCATTTGTAGCATTTTCACCTTGACCATCTTTAGTAAAAAATATTCTATATTGTGTTTTGTCAGGTATAACTACTGAATCAAATTCAGAAGCACTAGATAAATTGTCATCAAATAAACTTTGTACGTTGGAACTTATAGTTCCCAATTCAACGTCACCGATACGGGCAGTTCCTGCCACTGTACGCAACCCGTCAGGACCAAGAAAAATAAGGTCACCTGCAAATTCTTGAATAGTGTCACCATTTATACATCCTATATCTCTTGTTACTGCAGTTATTGCAAAGTTATTTGTTGACGTTCCTGATAATTTAAATATTCTATTTTGACAAAATATAAATAAGTCTTCACGGAAAACTTTAAGTCCTGTTATCTCGTCATCAACTTTAATTGTTCCTGCACCACTACCTGTAGCAAAATTATCTTCATCAAAAGGAACACTAAAAACTAATTCTTGTTTAGCAGCAGACATACCTGCATAAAACATATGTTCTTTAAATGCCACAACAAACTTTGCACCTGATACTGCAGTGCTAACTTCTCCACTACCACCTGATGATACATCTGTTGCAGTAAAAGAAGTATTAAATACTGTTGGAGCATTTGCTCCGTCTGCTACAATTAATTTATCATTACCATCAAAATTAAATCGTTCAAAATCATACTTACCTGCACTCGTTCTTCCACTATCTCTTGATGTCCAAGAAGAACCACCCGGAGTTGCACTATATATACTTGTTCCTCGTGCAGCAACTACAGAGTTACCAAAGGTAGCTACCATTAATACCTTTTCAGAAGAAGAAGAAGTTTGAGGAACTATTGCCGATACATACTTACTAAATCCATTTATTCTTCTATATCCACCTTCTATATCAGGTTCAAAGTTTTCTAGTTCTAATGCTTCACCCGGTTTCATCATAAAGGTAGAACGATTAAGAACTAAGCCACCTTCACAGTTAAATGCAACAGGTGTTACTTGCGATAGGTCTGCCATTAGTTAATCCTAGCATTGAGTGTATTTGCACCATAAGTACCTGCTCTAGGTATATAGGTAGAACGAAGATATTGAAATTTATTAATTAACAAGGTTTGCATATTTTTTATACCTTGTTCAAATCTTTGAAAGTTTAATTGGTATTGTTGTGTTTCGCCTCTGTATTGATAAACAAAAGCAGTCGCACCATCTACTATAATTGCATCAAATCTTTCAGGTATACTTGTTGTATCATCATGTGCAGACATATCTGATGGAAAAGTAAAATGGTCAAATTTTATAGAATATGACCTGTTAGGAAAAGGATATAATAAATAATTATTATCAGGAGTTCTAACTACGTGTTCAGGAACACCTCCTTGGTCAAATTGTGCTACTGTTACACCACTAGCTATGGAAGCAGCAGTTGTGCCACCTGCACCTCTTGTGCATCCTGTAAATGTTGTACTAGAACCAACAGCAGTATATGTAATTTCTTCGTTGCCTATATGTAAAGTGCCACTAGAATCAAAACCTGATGTGCTAGAAACTGTAATTGTTTCCACACTATCTGTGTGGGTTGTGCTTGTTGTTGTTGTATTAATTTCATCTTCTTGGTCACTTACAGAATTTATATACTCATTGTAATCTAGTTGAGATAATCTATATCCTGAATTACCTAAATCACTATCTTTAACAATTCTAAATGTGTTATAATCTAATGTTTTTGCAGATGTGGGTATACTATATCTAACAACACCTGCAGTTACTGTTTTTGTTTCTGTTGCATGATTAAATGGGTAGTTAAATTCTCTTTGGTTTATATATCTAACTGACTCATTTACTGCATTTTGTGCCTGAACTTGTATTCCTCTAGCATTAGAAAAGTTAGATGAAGTAAGTTGTACTTCATTTAAACGTGCTAAAGTTTTATTTGTAAGTGAAAGATAAGTTCCCGACATCTATAATTCCGTTGTAAAAAAGAGTGGCAAGTTGCCCTGCCACCCTAGTAAGTTATGCTAACTGGTCTCTATCAACCTCATCAGGCTTATCATCTAAACCATGACCTGCTAAATCAATAACAGTGGCATACATTCTAAGTCTGCCTGTAGCTGGAGCAGCACCTGCAATCAAAGCATCAATAGTATCTGTAGAAGTTACAAA